CAAACAGTGGCATCTGGAGTTTTAGCTGGACCAGTAACTATAACTGGAACGCAAACTATAACAGGAACGGTAGTAGTAATTTAATGAGTAAAATAGAAGTAAATGAAATAGACGTACAATCAGGCAGTACAATTACTGTAGGATCAGCATGTAAATCAGTTGCTGTTCCAGGAAATGTTGTAAAAACAAATGCTGTACAAGCTTCTGACGCTGGAAACATTATAAGTCAAAGCGGAACTACAATTACAATTGGTGCTTCAGGTGATACAGTATCACTTGCAAGTGGTGCATCACAATCTGGTTTTGGTAGATCAGGATCTGTAGATTGGCAAACAGGATCTATTAAAACTGCAACATTTACTGCGGCAAGTGGAGAAGGTTATTTTGCAGATACTTCAAGTGGCGCTTTTAATATGAATTTACCAGCAGGAACTGCTGGAGCAATTGTGTCAATTGCAGATTATACAAGAACTTTTCAAACAAATAATTTAACAATTGTTCCAAACGGCTCTCAAAAAATAGGTGGTATAAATGCTAATTTAGCCTTAAGCACAGAAGGACAATCATTAACTTTTGTTTATGTTGATGATACAGAAGGTTGGATTAATACTTCTGAATCAACAGGAAGTTCAGCTACGGTTCCATTTATAACAGCAACAGGAGGTACAATAACAACCTCAGGAGATTGCAAGATTCATACATTTACAGGCCCTGGAACATTTGCAGTAACAGCTTCAACAACTCCTGCAAATAATGAAGTTTCATATTTAGTAATAGCAGGTGGTGGAGCTGGAGGACTTTTTAATGGAGCAGGTGGTGGAGCAGGTGGTTTTAGAGAATCTAAAGCGCCGATAACACCTTATTCAGCAAGTCCTTTAGATGGTTATCCAAATTCAGGAAATAGAATTACAGTTTCAACACAATCATATCCAATTACAGTTGGGGGAGGTGGAGCCGCAGTGACTTTACCGTGTTCTCCAAATTCAGTTGTTAGAGGAAATGATGGGGCAGTTTCAACTTTTAGTACAATAACATCGGCTGGCGGTGGAGGTGGTGGCAGTAACGGTTTAGGAAAAGCTGGTGGAAACGGAGGATCTGGCGGTGGAGCTACCGATGGTGGAACCGGAGGATCAGGAAATACTCCCCCTACAACTCCAGCACAAGGAACTAATGGAGGACCTTCATCAACACCTAGTAGTGGCGGTGGCGGCGGTGGCGCAACTCAAGTAGGAGATCCTGCTAGCACGCCTTGTCAAGGTGCTAATGCTGGTAATGGTGCAGCAACTTCTATTACAGGAAGTCCTGTCACAAGAGCTGGTGGTGGTGGAGGCGGAGGAAGACCCCCACAAGGTCCAAATGTTCCCTCAGGTGGAAGCGGTGGTGGAGGAAATGGTAGTAATAATGGGAACGGAACTAATGGAACAGCTAATACTGGAAGTGGTGGCGGAGCAACAGGAACTCCTTGTGGTAGTGGACCTAAGACTAATGGTGGTGGAGGTAGTGGAATCGTAGTAATAAGGTATAAATATCAATAATTATGACAAGTACAATTAAAGTAAATACAATACAAAATACATGTGGAGCAGACATTATAAAAGAGTCTGGCAACACAATAACTATTGGTGCATCTGGAGATACAGTAACTCTAGGATCTGGTGCATCACAAACAGGATTTGGTAGAACGGGAACTGTTGATTGGCAAACAGGTTCAATTAAAACAAGTACGTTCACAGCAGCAAGCGGTGAAGGATATTTTTGTAATACCGCAGGTGGAGCGTTTACAGTAAATTTACCTGCTGGAAGTGCTGGTGCAATAGTTTCAGTACAAGATTATAACAATACATTTGATTCAAATAATTTAACGGTAGATGCAAATGGTTCAGAAAAAATTAATGGTGGTGATGGTGGAGAACCGGTTGTATTAGACACTAAAGGACGGGGTGTAACTTTTGTTTATATCGATTCAACAGTAGGTTGGAGATCAGTTCAAGATAATGATTTCACTAAAGCAGGAACATCTGCAGCTTTTATTGCTGCTTCTGGTGGAAATTCTGTTGTAACTTGTGGAGATTTTAAAACACATATTTTTACAGGACCAGGAACCTTTACAGTTTCTTGCGCTGGAAACGCTTGTGGTTCAAATTCAGTAGAATATTTAGTAGTAGCAGGAGGTGGTGCTGGTGGAACAGGACAAAATGGTTCAGCTGGTGGAGGAGGAGCTGGAGGTTTTAGAGCTAGAACAGCTTTACCAGGTGCTCCACCTTTAAATGCTCCTGCAAATCTACCAGTCTCAGTGCAAGCTTATTCAATAGCAGTTGGCGCTGGAGGTGGAAACGAAAGTAAACTTGGTCCTCTTAAACCGGGTTCTGTTTCAACTTTTTCAACAATAACATCTGCAGGTGGTGGAGCAGGAAGACCAGGACACGATGCAGTTTGTGGCACACCAGGATATAATCCTGTTCCAGCTATGAATGGTGGTTCAGGTGGTGGTGCTACAGGTAACTGTGGTCCCGGAGCTGCTAGCACAGGAAATAGTCCTCCAACAAATCCAGCTCAAGGTACAAACGGAGGTGCTGGAAATTTAGAAGGTGGTACTAGATCTGGTGGTGGCGGAGGTGGTGCAGGTCAAGCAGGACAAAATGGAGTAGAACCTTTACAAGGTGGTTTTGGCGGAAACGGATCATTTATTCCAACTGCATTTATTGGTCCAACAGCACCAAGTTATGGATGTTCACCAACTCCTTTAGCACCAAATGGAAGATATTTTTCTGGTGGTGGAGGTGGAGCTGTACAAAGTGGTTGTAATATGGGAGCTGGAGGAGCAGGTGGTGGAAAACCTGCTGCAAATCCACAAGGAGGACAAGGAGCAGTTAATACTGGAGGTGGCGGTGGAGCCGGTGGTAATGACTGTACTGGTTCAGGTACTGGTGGTTCTGGAATAGTAATGATAAGGTACAAGTTTCAATAGGTAGATTATGAGTGAAGTAAAAGTAAATAAAATAAGTCCAAGAACAAATTGTGGTACAGTTCAGTTAGGAGATAGTGGTGACACTATTACAATTCCTTCTGGTGCAACAATCACAAATAATGGAACGCAAACAGGTTTCGGTAGAACAGGTACAGTAGACTGGCAAACAAGTAGTATTAAAACATCTACATTTACTGCTGCTAATGGCGAAGGATATTTTGCAAATACATCAGGTGGTGCATTTACAATGAATTTACCTGCAGGAAGTGCAGGGAACATTGTATCTGTTGTTGATTACACTAATACTTTTCAAACAAATGCTTTAACTATTACACCAAATGGTTCACAAAAAATTGGTGGAGTTGCGTCAACCGTTGAATTAACTACAGAAGGTCAATCAGTTACTTTTGTATATGTAGATGACACTGAAGGTTGGAAAAACGTTCAGGATTCAACTTCTAACGCAGTCGGAGCACAATTTATTACAGCTACAGGCGGCACTATTACAACTTCTGGAAATTGCAAGATTCATACTTTTACAGGACCAGGCACTTTTTGTGTAAGTCAAATCGCTAGTAGTCCAGCCCAAAATGTAGTTTCTTATACAGTAGTTGCAGGCGGCGGTGGTGGTGGAGCTGGTAGTACAGGATCAATTTATGGTGGAGGAGGAGCAGGAGCAGGTGGTTTTAGAGAAGTTAGTTCTCCTACAGCCCCTTTTACAGCTAGTCCTTTAGACGGTTACCCAAGTGCTCCTAATAGAGTTACACTTACAGCATCACCTTTTCCTATTACAGTAGGTGGTGGTGGAACTGCTGCGCCTTTGAGTAATCCTGGCTCTCCTACAACCAGAAGAGGAACTAATGGAGCAAATTCGGTTTTTTCAACTATAACATCTGCAGGTGGAGGAGTCGGTGGAACTAGATTTACTGGTTCACCAGGACCTGCAGTAAACTTTTCAAAAGGCGGTGCCGGTGGATCAGGCGGTGGAGGTTCTGAAGGTACAGGTGGTACTGCAGGTGGATGGCTAGGTGGAGCAGGAAATACTCCTCCTACAACTCCAGCACAAGGTTCAAATGGTGGTGCTTCAGGTACAGACGATAATAGTACCTTTACTAATGTTTCTGGAGGTGGTGGAGCAACTCAAATAGGTCAAGCAGGAGGAGGTTCTAATGCTGGTGATGCCGGTGGTAATGGTGGAACTGGTGCAACAAATTCAATTACCGGATCTCCTGTTACAAGAGCTGGTGGTGGAGCTGGTGGTGGAGTAGCTGCTAATGGATCTGGTGGAACTGGAGGACCTGGTGGTGGAGGCAATGGTGGATCTGTTGCATCAGGAGCTGGAAATCCTGGATCAAATGGAACTGCAAATACCGGTGGTGGAGCTGGTGGCGGAGCTGGAAGAAATGCTGGTGATGCTGGCGATGGTGGAACTGGAGGATCTGGAATAGTTATAATAAGATATAGATTTCAGTAGTTGAATGATAATTAAAATTAATATATAAGGAGAAACATTATGGCACATTTTGCAAAATTAGGCGCTAACAGTAAAGTTATTCAAGTATTAACACTTGATAATAAAGATATGTTAAACGCTGATGGTGTTGAAGATGAAGCAGTAGGTCAACAATATTTAGAATTACACAATAATTGGCCTGCACAGATGTGGATTCAAACATCTTATAATACACTAAGAAACCAACATAGAAATGGTGGAACACCTTTTAGAGGTAACTACGCAGGTATAGGTTATACTTGGGACGAAGATGATCAAATCTTTTGGCCTAAAAAACCTGATTATCCATCTTGGGTAAAAGATATTGCAACCGCAAGTTGGCAATCACCAATAGGTCCTGCTCCTGAATTAACAGAAGAACAAAAATCACAGAATGCTGCTGGCACTCATCTTTGGACGCATAGTTGGAATGAATCAAACCAGTCTTGGGACTTGACAGATACAAAAGAGTAAATTAAAAATGGTGGTGGTATGCAGAAGAAAGTATTAACAGAGCAAGCTCTATATTATGGTGATGTATCAATGCCCAAAGATTGGGACATTGACCGAAATAAATTATCAGGCGACATTTTACAATCAGTACTTCAAAACAAACAATTTCCATTCTCAAGAACTTGGGATATGTTAAATACATATATTCGAGACCACATTGGTGTTGAGCATAATATCAATTTAATTAACAAAGAAATGTGGGGAAACATATATAAACCCGGCGAGAGTACAATTCCTTTATTAAATATTGATCCAGTAGATCTACGTAACTCTCCAGACTTTACACTATTATATGGTGTTAAAGTTAAAGATTGTATGGTTCGAATACACTATGAAGATAACAGACGTAAAGGAAGAAGTTGGGATATACCACTTACAGACAATATGTTTATTATGTTTCCATCAACTAATATGTACTATCTAACCAATAATCAAAAAGATTCTTTAAATTTTGTACAAACTATAACATATGAATATATCTAATTATTATTGGCATTTTCCGTCTGCACTCACACCAAAGTTTTGTGATGATGTTATAGCGTATGCTAA